TCGACCGAGGCGAACAGCTTGGCGTCTTCGCTCTTGTCGAAGCGGGTAGCGTTACCGGTGAAGGTGGAGAAGGTTTGCTTGGCACCAGGTGGCAGCAGGATCGAGTCAGGATCACCGCCAGCCGTGAAGCACTTCTGCAGCACGTCCTTGAGGCGAGCCTCGGTGAACGCGATTGCAGTGCCCTTGGTGCGACCGGTGTTGGCGGTGTACGACGCCAGGGTGCCGCCATTGCGGTTCACGTTGTCTACGACCCAGCCGACCAGGCCGCGAGATTGGCGCGGAGCAGTAGCCAGCACATCGAGCTGAGTCGCGGAGGTCTCCATGTCGCGCCGCAGTTCCAGCGAGGCCAGGCTGAGTTGGTAGGCCAGCTCATCCTTGCGGCCTGCAGGGTTCATGCCTTGCTGGGTGCCGGACACGATCACGGTTTTGGTCGAGATCTGGGTGCGGTTGTTCAGGCGCACGGTGGGAGTCACTGTCTTGGCGGCCGCGTCATCACCTTCTGCCTGGGCGTTGTTGCTGACGGCAGATGCCAAGTCCTGGGTTTGCCATTCGTGCAAGGTGTTGGACGCCTTGCCCTTGGCTGCCAGCGAGATGAACGGCGTGGCAGTCGGGGAAATGCGGTAGATGGTGTCAGTCAGGTCCTCACGGTTGCCGATGGCGGCCGTGGTTAGGAAAGTGCCACTAGGTGCGGTCATGATGTTGCTCCGGAATTAATCAAGGAATTGGCGAAATACTTGAGCGCCCGTCTCAACAGTCCCGTTTCGCTCATGCCGTTTCGCGGCAGTGGTGCGGCCATCGGGAGTGCCGTTCGACGTAACGCCTGGCTTGACCACCCGCTGCGGGGCTTCTTGGACCTTCTTGGCTTGCACATTGGCTTTGGCCATTAGTTGGTCGTAGAGCATCGCCTTGTGTGCAATGAGCACTTGGCGGTGGTCGGTGATTGTCGAAATTTCATCTCCTGCAAACCCCTCTTCGGTGAGGAATTTGGCAAGAGCGGCTTTTCCGGCGTCAGCCTTTGCTTCGTCTTTCCAGTCCGGGAGCTTGGCGAGAAGTTCATCTCGCTGCTGGGCTAGGTAACTTTGGTGGGCTTGTGCCTGATCGTGCTGGTGCTGCTGAAAGAGTTTTTGGCGCTCCTGAGTGTTTTGCTGATACAGCGCTTGTCTCTGTTGAAAGAGTTGCTGCTGCTTCAGGTACTCCACCGGATCGGCCTCGATCAGCGCGTTCCAGTCGATTTGACTTTGTTGCTCAAGCACGCCTTCGAGCTGGACGGCCATGCGCTGGAGTTCGCCGGCGTATTGCTGGCGTTCCTGCTGGGCCTTCTGCGTCTCGGCGTCTGCGGTCTTGCGTTGTTCGGCTGCCTCCATCGTCTTCTTGGTGTAGTCAGACTGACGTTGGTAGCCATTCAACAGCTCGCTGAGTGGGACCTGGACCTCCTTGCCGTCGATCTTGACGGTGAAGGTTTGAGGCTCTTCCTCGTTCTCGCTGGTTTCTACTTCTGGCTCCAGTTCAGCCTCGACTTCTGGCTCAACCGGTTGTTCTGGGTGCTCTTCGGATGCTTCGTGTTCGGATGCTTTCGGCGGATCAAGCAGCGCAGCAAAGGCCGCAGCGCCGGTATTGATGTCCAGCGCACCGCCACCGTCGCCACCATCAGCGCCGGCTTCGTTCATGAGGAAATGGCCCAGCGCACGGTGAATAAACAAGCTCATTGATTGTCCCTCAAGGGATTCATTTGCGAATGATTACGGAGCGGCCAGTGAGCACGGCTCTCAGAGCTGCAAGATCCCTTTGGCGCGGTCCATGAGTGTTCTCTTGTGCTGAAGCTCCGAGTCCGCCAACTTGCCCGTCTCCAGGCTCTGCGTGATCGTGGTTTTCAACTTGGTCAGGAGCTGGAGCATCAGGTAGATTTTTTCCCTGCCCTCCTCGTCCCTTGCCGGTGAGGTTCGCCATGCGTTGGTCAACTCCTGCTCAATGCTTTCGAATGCCCAGTTGAACTGCTCGTTTTCGAGGCATTCGCGGGCTCTGTTGCCGTCGTAGATGCGTTCTTCAAGCGTTGCCATCCGGCGCCCCTTTGTTATCCGCACTGGTCTGCGCATTGCTCATGCTGGTGTGGGCCTGAATCTGCGCCACCAGCACCTTGGTTTCGTTGTCTGCCACGGTCTTCCACTGGTTGAACTCAAGCTGCATGCGTAGCTGCTCGGTCTTCTGCTGCTCTTGCAGTGCGTCCAGTTGAGCTTTCTGCTGACTCTCCAGCGTCTTCTGGTCGGCTTCGACCTGCTGGCGGTTGGCGTCGACCTGGGCCTGCATCTGCATCTTGGCCGTCTCAAGCTGAAGCTCGTGGTTGCGCTTGGCGTCGTCGAGCTGGGCGTTGTGCTGCAACTCCATCTGCTTGAGCTGAGTGCTCGACTGGAGCTTCATCTGCTCAACCTGCATCTGCGCCTGAGCCTTCATTTGCTCAGGGTCTGGCTTCTGCTGAGGAGGCGTCTTCGACGGATCGGTGAAGAACTTGTCAGCGTTCTTGAAGCCAAGCTGCTTGGAGAGCTCGGTAGCCGCGTGATAGATGTTGTCGGGGGTCGCGATGCCAATCGCCAGACCTTGCGCCTGAACTTGCCCCAGCATGGTCAGGTGCTGGATCTTCTGGTCCTTGTTGCCCATGCCAATGCCGACGTTGATGCACACGTCGAACTGGTTGCTCCACTCGCGCGGGTCAATCGGCACCCAGCCACCGGTGAGCTTCACGATCTGTTCTTTCTGCTGGTACTGGCAGACGAGCTTGAGGATCAGCTTGAACAGGTCGACATAGCCCTCGGAGAAGTTCCTGGCGATCAGGTCGAGGCGCATGTCAGCGCGGTTGGTGATGACGTTCACGCCGGTCGCCGTGTCGTTCAGCGAGCCGCTGTCATTGCCTTGGCTGTAGCGCGTCCACCCGGTCTTGTTCTCCAGGTCCTGCTGCATGTACTCCATCATCTGCATGGAGTTGCCAATGTCTGGTGCGCCCTGATCGAGACGGCCAACAGCGCCTGCCGCCTTGATGCGCACAACACCACCCGGGCGCGAGGTCAGCAGGTCGTCAAGGTTGACCTGATTCTCCACCGCGAAGTACCGGCCATTGACGGCCAGATACATGTTGTCGAGCTGGGCTCGCAGGATGCTGGTCTTGGTCTTCTGGCTTTCCATGGACAGATCGGCAAGGGACAGGCCAAAGAACTCGTGCGGCAGCGGAACTGGTGTGATCGATACGAACGGAATGGCATCGACCGGCTCGTTGTCGAGCAACTCATTGCCCGCCATCGTGACCTTGCGCAGCTCGGCAATGCCGTCGCCGTCAAAGTCGCAGCGGATGTAGGCTTCAAGCACCCAGATCATGTCCTGGCTCTTGTCACCCTCGCCGTCCTGGTCAGAGGCCGCGTTCTCGTCGTTCCAACTGAGACGCTGGATGCGTTCCGAGTTCACCGCCGAATCAGCGTCCTGCGAGGTGAGTTGATCCACGTTCTTGTAGCCCATGGACTTCAGCTCGGAGCGCGAGCGCCGTACCCTATGGGCTACAAACGATGCGGTCTCGATGTCCTTGGCGTCACGTGCAATCAGGAACTCTTCAGGCGGAACGTTCTCGATGCATACCTTGCCGTCGGTCTTGGTGCGCTTGCAGACGACGTCGTAAACCAGCTTTGGCGGCTTAGCCTCGATCTGCTGAATCTGTTGCATGACCTGAGGTGCAGACTGAGGTTGTGCCTGAGCCTGCTGCATCAACTGCATGATGGCCTGCTGACGCTGCTCGGCATCTTCCTCGTCGACGGATGTGGATTGTTCGGTAACCTCAACCTCGTCATCTTCCAGGAGTTGAGTCAGCTCAACCTCGGACAAGCCACGGTATTCCTCGCGCGTCTCTTCGTTGCGCGTGTCCCACCAGACCTTGACGATGCCGTTCTTCTGAAGCAGCGCGTCCTTCATCCAGGTGTAAGCGATGCGGTGGCCGTTGTTCTTCTTGTAGAACAGGTAGTTGACGTATTCGGTCGCCTGCTCGGCCTTCTGCTCATCGCCGGGCTTGGTCGCCTCGAACTCTGCCACGGTGTCGGAGCCGACAAACGTCACCATGAGCTGCGGCAGCATAGACTCGATCGTGTCGCGCACATCGGTGGACACCACAGAAGACCTGCCATCAACCTCTGGCGGCGACAAGTCACCCACCGGCAGGCCGAGGTAGTAGTACATCGACTTCTGCCGCGCCATGCTCAGCTTGGACGAGGAATACCCAAGCGCTTGACGCGACTCGGCCCCGACCAGGGCTTTCAATTCGTCCTGAGTCAGACCCTTTGTCATTTCGTGCCCTTATGCGTTGTTGAGCTTGCGATAGTTGAGCTGGCCGCCCCACTCGTCGTTGCTGAGCTGGTCGGCAACAACTGCGAGGTAGCGCATCACGTCGGCGCCGTGGCTGTACTCGTCGTGCAGCGGCGCGCCCGGTTCGTTGGTCTGTTGGTTGATCTGCCTGCGGTAGCGCTTCAGGCACTCCACGAGGCGAGCCGTGCGGTCACGGTTGAAGTAGGTGCGGGGGAAGACCTCGCGAACCCGGTTGATGCCCTGCTCGACGTGCATGTTCGGCACAGGCATCACTGTCCAGCCAAGCTGTCCCATCACTTCGGCGTCAGACTTGCCGCTCTGGTGGCGCTTGGAGTAGCCGTCGTGAGGCAGATAGACGTTGCCCCAGTTCATCGGCTGATCATCCAGCTTCAGCTCTTTCAGCTCAGCGCTGTACTCGGCCAGCGTGCGCTGATGCCCTTCGATGTAGTGAATGATGCGGATCTCGCCGGCCACCTTCTGCGCCAGGATGATCGTCATCGCGTCATTCCAACCAAGGTCGAAGATGACGTGTGTCTTCAGCAGTCCATCGTGCGGAACGTTGCTGATGCGCGACTCGGCCTGGCTCATCTGCTCGAAGTAGATGGCGCCTTCAACTGCCGGCATGCACTTACCTTCCCAGATGTGAGCGTATTGCTCGGGCTTCATGGTCGCTTTGGCGTGCAACCGCTCCTGCTCCAAGACCTCAGGGAACCAAGGGTTGTCGCTATAGTTCATCAGCACTGACACGCAGTCAGGCGGCGGTGTAATGACGAAGCGCTGGTGCGTCTCGTCAGACTCAAGTTGTGGGTTGTAGCCAGCCCAGATCTCAGACCCAGGCTTACGAATGGTGGGAAGCAACACGTCCCAACTCTTCTTGACTACCGCGTGAGCTTCTTCAACCCAGACGATGTCAACGCCCTCATAGGACTTGATCGAGTCGATGGTGTGTTGTTGCAACCCGGCAAAGCTGAACTCTGTGCCATTCTTGCCCTTGATATAGGCCTGCTGGACGTCGTAGAACGATCCCAGCCCTAAGCCAGCGATCTGGTCCGCCAGCAGCTTGTGGACCGAATCGGCGATGCTCTTTTGAATCTCGCGAGTGCAGAGGATGCGCAGCGGCTTCTGAGCGCCATGCAGCAACAATGCCCGGGCAAAGCTCCACGACTTGCCGCTACCCCTCCCGCCGTACGCCACCTTGTACCGGTGGGGCTCGAACAGGAACGCGAGCTTGTCGGGGAACTCAATTGCCATTTGGCTTGACGAAGCTGATGGTCAGGCTTGTGGCTGCTGGATCATCACTGCCAGCGTTCTCCAGGTCGTAAGCCTGGCGCTCCAAGGTGATAAGGTTCTTCAGCGTCTCGCTGAGCTCCTTGATGATCTTGCTGCGCCCAGGAAGGCTTGCCATCTTCTCGGCGGCTTCAAGTAACGCCGCAGGACCTTCATCGTCCTTAAGCTGGTCGATCAGCTCTCGCAGCGTTCCATTCTCATCAGTGATCGCTTCAAGCTCAGCGAGCAGCTTATTGGCAAGCCGGCGTGACCTCCCGATGTCGGAACGATGAGCCATGCGAATGTCTGCAATGACCTTGGCATTCGCATCAATCACATTGCGGTCTGAAACAACTCGCTCTGCTGTTACATCCGCTGTTACAGCTTGCCTTGTTACAAGGTCATCGGCCTTGGCTTTGATCTTTGCCGACAGGTCTTGAACCCATCCGAACTTCTTCGCGCGCCGGGTAATGGCAACGTGATTCACTGGAGGGCAAGCAATAGCTATTTCCCTCAGCGATAGCACACCAGCCCGGTAGAGCTGCTCAATGCGCTCCCAGTCAGGTTGGTCTGTCATGTTGGAGTCCTTCAGTTACTGATCATCTCGGGAGCCGAACAGCTCCTCAGCGAGGGCCTCGAATGAGGCGAGCTGCGGAACCCATTCATCTGCAACGCTGCTTGTTTTCTCTTCGAGGATCTTTTTTAGCTCGGCAATAAGCCGTTCCTGTTCGCGCTGTGCGTAAACATACGGATAAATGGTCATGGCTCAACCTCTCTGTAGCGCGTGACGCTCTTGGCCTGAGCGCGAATGACGTCTTGATCGACCTCAAGCCCAGCCATGTAGGCGAATGCGTAGACTGCCCGGACGTAGGTGCGGAACCACCAGGGGAGGTAGGCGCGGACCTTGATCTGGCGAGTCATGGCTAGCAGGTGATCTGCATAGGCTGACCAAAATAGGAAATAGTCGGGCCATATGGGCTCGGAGCCCTTTGCTGCTGCTCGTTGAAGCGGCGCATTGCATCTTCGATAGTCTCGACCGACTTGACCTTCTGGGGCTCTTGCACTGGCGGCGTCACCTTCACGAACACCGTCTTCAGGTGATCGGTGATCGACTTCCACTGCTCCGCTGTCGGCTGCTCCATGGATGGATTCAACTCTGCGAAGCCGTTTAGCCAGTAAGCAAATTGTTCGGGGGTCATTGAGTCGCGCCGTCGGTCAACGCAGGCTGTTGAATGGCCCGAGCGACTGCGATAGCCGCAGCGAGGAACACATTCACCGAGGCGAACAGTTCAGGACTTACCAGGGCCTGCAGCGATGGCCAGATATAGGCAGCACTGTTCAACAGAGCCAGCAGAGCGGCAATCTGCACGCTGTACATCTTCCAGAGCTGTTGCCATTGGGGGATCAGGTTCATGTGCGCTCCGAGTTACTGCGGCGAGATGCTGTTGGTGACGGTCTTCTTCAACTCGGTCAGGTCTGTGGCCAGTTCGGCCAGATCCTTGTCCTTGCGGTTCTCGGCCCACTTGAACCAGGCGCGGACCAATACCCATGCCGGGAGACCGCAAACGAAGATCACGCCGCCTATAGCGATCAGGCCGATGTCATCGTTCGCCCATGCGCCCAAGTCGAACCAGCGCACGATGAAGGCCCCGCCGCAGATGCTGGAGACCGTGGTGCTGATCATGGCGACAACGAACTCGCGAACCGTCTTCGGCAGCGTCATGGCCATCACGACAATCGCTGCGAGTACCGCCACGAAACCGAAGGCTCCGAGCTTGTAGAGCGCGATACCACCAAATGCGGTCAACGGTCCGGGCTCTGACATGGCTTGCGATCTCATAGGCGCCTCGGTTGCTCGGCGTTAGGGAATAAAAAAGGCCACTAAGGAGCGGCCAAGCGCTGGAGGGGCAGCGATGAATTAGCTAGACCAGCCGGACGGTCTCGGAAGTCTTGATGCTCTGCACGAGCAGATCGTGCGCGGCCTTTTCAAAGGCCTTTGCAAGCGCTGGCAGGTTACTTACCTGGAGTTGCGCCGCGGTATCTGCGAGGCAGCGGGAAATCTCGATCAGCTTTTCGTCAACAGTGATAGTCATGATTGCCGAGCCTCTTTAACGCGACGCGAGGATTTGAACGGGAGAATAAACTCGCGCCCAGCTACCCAAAGGCGGAACAACCAGCGAGAACTGCCTTGCGGGCTGCATTTCATGGCCAAGTCGTTGAATATCCAAAACGAAAAGGTCATGAACCGACCGGCCTCATTGAAGTGCAGCGCAAAACGGTCATAGCGACTATTGATTCGAGCCTTGAGCATTGTCCACCTCGTGGATTGCGGGCATAAAAAAGCCCAGCGCGATGGCTGGGCTCTACCGAACGATTTGTGCTTCTGCGAGAGGCTGTTCGGATTTCAATTGTTCGAAGCGGTAAAACCGCATCTTTGGGCAATATGCCAGAAGAAAGTTAACACGTCAATCTGATTGACCCATTCCACCAATCAACCGGTCTTTTTCTTTCTGCTCATCCAGCATTGCTACGCTGGCGGCCGCCTCGACAATTGCGCGCCTCATTGCTCCTGCCCGATCAATAGACGAAACTTTGCATGCCCATCCAAAGCTGGTTACAGCTTCGCAGGTAGTACCCGGTCCAGGTGCAGTATAAATACCCAGCTGCACAGCGAGACGAAATGCCTCTCCGTCATCAGTGAGCGGATCAAAGGAATGGTAGGTCTTCCCTTCGTAATACATCGGCTGCCATTGGTCTGGGTGGCCGTCCCACTCAAGCCTCTTCCCAGTCGCCTGCGCGGCCAATTCAAGCAATTCACGATCGGTCATGCCGCCACCCTCATCTCAAGACAAGCCTCAATGTACGCATGCCCGGCGATTATGTACTCGCGCACCTTGAGCCGGGACTCTCCTACTTCCTTGCCTACGTCTGCCATGGTCTTCTCCATCCCCCGGTAGTAGACCCGGACACACTGCGCCATCTTGGCATGCTTGCGGGCCATGCGGGCAACGAAGTGGTCAACCATCATCGCCTCCTCGTCGGTGATGTCCGCAGTAGGGAAGCTGTCGAACTGCTCCACATTGTCCCGCATCAGGACGTATGACGGCGACGTGCAGCGCGGGATGCCAACCTGCTGGCGGCTCCAGCGGCCCCAGTGGGTAAGAAGGTCTTCAGCGTCTCTCATGCGGCACCTGCCTTCAACATGTCCGAGTTGATCGTCAGCCGCCCTACCTCGCCGTACTGCTTGTGATAGGTGATGACCTTGGCGTCACGCCCGCTTATCCAGCCGCCACGGCTTGCGTAGGCATCAGGTGCGGCCAGAGTGCGGTGCTGCTCGACGATCATCAGGTTGTTTTCCTTGACGTCGACGTGGTGCAGGTGGCCGAGGTGCGCATAACTGTGCTGGGTGCGGCCGAAGACGTCGCGGAACTTGGCGACGAACACGTCAGAAACGTTCGCTGGCTTCTTCTTGTGCCCATGGTGGAAGAACAGGCTGGTCTGGCCGTGCTCGACGCAGTAGTACGGATCGGGGCTGCGATCGACGGTGATGCGTGGCTCGTTCTCGTAGATCGCGGAGAACCATTCGCGCAGCCAGATTGAGCTGGCGGTGTCGTGGTTGCCCTCGGCCATCAGGACGTGAACGCGCTGGTGCTTGGTCAGCAGCATGTCGACGACGCGGCGGGTCACCCGAATCGCCACGCGGACCAGCTTCTGGAAGCGGGTGTCAGCGTCGAGCAGGTGCTTGCTGGCCGGGGTCACGGCATCTAGGCCGTCCCAATGCAGATAATCCCCGAGTTGCGCGAACACCCCGATTTCGGCGTCCGGCGCCATGGTGATTGCAGTGGCGAACCAGGCAACGAGCTGCTGCTCGGCGATGCTCAGGTCATAGTCAGCGCCCGTTTCCTCATGCCAGGAAAGGAGGCCGAGGTGGTAGTCGGTGACGACGTAGCAGTTCAGCAGGTCGGTGTTGCAGGCCGCCGGCGCAGGCGAGAATGCCATGCGCGGCAGGTCTTCCCCCATCGCCGCGATGGCGGCCTCCATCAGTTCCCGTTGGCGCTGTTCGTCCGCTGTCGATTTCACCCACTGCAACACAGGCGCCTTGACCCCCTCCTTGTATAGGCTCGACGTACCGCGCAGGCGGAAACCGTCCGGCACAATGTGCGTCATATCGTGCTCGGGACTCCAGCCCTTGCGGACCATGCTCGCCTTTCTGCGCTCGATGCTGCGAATGTGCATCCCGAGGTGCGCGGCAGCCTTAGCTACGCTCATGGTCTTGAGCGCCTCGACGATCTGCTCGTCCGTGACTTTGCGTTCGGCCATTACTGAGCTCCCGCGAGTGCGGGGGATTCGATTACAGGCTGCGCTTTGTCCAGATCAATCATTGCGAAAGCCTCTTCGATAGTCGGCAGCATGAACGCGGGGAATTTCTCGCCCGGGCGGTAGACGTGGAAGCGATTGGTCTCGCCTGCAGTGTTTTTGATCAGGTATCCGCTCACGCTGCCACCCCCTGTTTCGATTCAAAATGGTTTACGCATGCCGCCTTGGCGCTTTTCTCGTTCTCTCCTGAGTACAGAATCTTCGCCTCGGGCTGCGGAGTGCGCGCGATGAAGACGTTGCCGAACTGCATCCGGTACCGACTCACCAGATAGCCTTCGTCGGATGAGAGGCAGTTCTTGCTGACGCCTTTCCAGTTCATGGCTTCACCTGCTGGGCGTTGAGGTAGCGCATCTGGTCGCGCAGATCGTTCCGCTGCTCAAGGGCTGCGTTAGCCACAACCAGCGTCAGCCAAAAAAGCACGCCGTAAAACCAAGCCC